TGGGTGTCGAGGCACCAACGTCCACGATGATGAGAACGTCTGCCCCATTGATTCCAGGCATGGTTTGCCCTCCTTTTAACTGTTGAATTATATGAGTTTATAGAACGAGAAAAATTGAGGACAGACGTGTCTGACCTATTCGTCCCTTGGAATGAAACGACCCCCCAAAGTTGCCACCGTGGGGGGTCAACATGACCAGGACTTTGGCACCCTGATCAATCTCAAGATTGCTGATATACGAAACTGACTGTGACGATCCTGGCAGTGATGTCGTCACCCGACTCACCGACTCTCGCACCCGTTGCAATGGTCCTCATGTTTCCGATCCCGATGGACATGACCGTCCGATGAAAAATCAACTGGACCCTGTTGGCAATGTTCATCACCAGATCCTCGTCACCCACATCATCGGCCACGACCCAGATGTCCCTGGTCACGTCTCTCCCCCTCAAGTCTTTGGACTCGAACGGGGTGTTGATGATGTCGGCATAGGACCAGATATAGGGTCGTGCTGCATCCGGTGGGACCTCTTTCATTGTAAAGATTGCCGGTTCCCCATCGAACTGAGACAGCAGTGACACCAGGAGGGTGTCTGCATCCATCACGTCAAAGATTGCCTGGGTTGTTTCGTCCATCACGGATCTCTTGCAACTCCGACCCCGATTGCCCTGTTGTTCTCAGCCATCACTGGTCGGAAATAGGGTCGAGGACCCTGGTTGATGTTTCTCCCTGCCCTGTCCACACCGACGAACCCGAACTCCAATCTCATGGCATAGACCTGGTTGGTGAACACTGTCAGGGTGAGTCCCAATGCACGTCTCTTGACCACGAACTTGAAACTCCCCTGGAGTCCACCAGACATTCCCTTTCTCCGGTGGGGTGACTCACCGACCACCGATGCCGGTGGATACGGGACATTGACTTTTGCCTGGAGTTGTTGGACCAGGAATGCACCGACAGTCCCCAGGTTGAACTCAACTCGTTTCTTCACCTTGTTGGTGAATGCTGTCTTGTTGATTCTCAGTTCGAGTCGGTCTGCCATTTCTCCGTCCTCTGATGAAACACTTGAACACGTTCCGACACACAAAAAGACCAGGCCAGAACTCCACCAAGATCCCGTCTCGGTGTCCACAATAGACACACTCTGGAGACATCAGTTGATCTGGATCTCCTCGGCCAAAACTTTGTGATAGATCGGGATCGAGGGTGTGACCTCTCGGACCCTGACCACGAATTTCCGACTGTCGAACAGGAGTTCATCGGCAATCCTGACATCGGTGCCTGGTTGGAACAGGACTGCATGGGTGACCCTTGCCTGGTCCTGTGCGCCCACCATCATGTCCTTCTGATTGACCGGCCACACACGACCCTGGACGACCCCTTGGGATGCCTGGGTCTTGGTCCACCCTCCTCGTCCTGTCTTGACCCGTGTGGACCTCGTGATGTCGATCCTGTGGACCAACAGGTGTCCGATATTTCTAGGCATGATTCACCTCGGCCAATTCTCACTGTCGATCTGCCCATGTTCCGTCAACTGGAACACCCTCCTGTCGGAGTTGAATGGTGAACAACATCCTGCCCCGAATGCAGGACAGAGATCGGCACCAGGTTGACCCAGGATCTCCTCATAGATCCCACAGGAATAGAGTCCGATGCCCTCACCCTCCAGGTGGATGCACTGGTGTCTGTCGTCGTCCCACTTTCCGAATGGACAGGGAGCCTGTTTGCAACAGTACCCTGACCGGACACACCCTGACCCGATGTTCCCGAACTCAGGCATCCCGACTCCACTTCTCGATCATCCAGGGAGACTGGAGTCTGACCTGTTCGGAATTGGGTCTTGGCTGTCCATGAAAACAAACCACATGGGCATCACCTGGGAGTGACTTCTGGCAGTGGACTTTATAGCTGACCACATGACCAGGAAACTCGTCCTGCCAGAACCTCACCCCACTCGGTGGAACGAACCAGTGGATGAACTCCTGGTCACTCCTGAATTTCCTCATTGCCATGTCAGCATTCTGCCTGAACTCCAGATAGATTTCCGTGAACTGACCGGCTGTCCACCCCATCATCCCCGTTGCACGATGGGTGGTCGGTCGATAGAAATCACGGAGGAGGAGGAGGTCACAATCGATGGCACCGAACAGGTGAGAGATGTTCCTGGTGATCACCGTGTCCAGGTCAAAATATATAATCGATCTGCCCTCCTCGAACAATCCTGGTTTGAACAGTTCGATCTTGGACCACCAACCTTTCCACCCATGTTCCAGTGGGATGGTCTTGATGAATGGACCCTCCATCTCGATGTCGGTCAGACAGACGAACTGATGGAAATCTGGGAGGAGGTTGAAACACGATCTCTCCAGGTGTGCCACCCAGGTCCGGTCGAAATCACCTCCAGATCGACAGACACAGACGACCGTCAGCATCTCACCACCACATCAATCTCGAATATCCCAATCCCTCCAGGAACGGTCTGAGGATGTCCGTGTTGTTCATCAGGGCAATGACCCCACCACTGGAGACGTTCTCCCTGATATAGCCAATGTCGTCGTCCTGGTATGCCTTTTTGAGGTCATAACTGCCCAGGTCGTTGTTCCTGATCATCTGTTTGGCACACTGGACCGAGGGAAAGGCATCCCTCAACCCCAGGTCGGTGGCAAGGTCGGTCAGGTGTTCAACGATCTCGAACCGGTCCATCTTCTCAACGAGATCCCAACAGAGAAACTTGACGTGACCAAAGTCCTTGAGGATGGTCCGGTGTGTCTCTGCCAACCTGACCCACCGATCAACCATGTGGTCCACTGGTTGGAAATCAGGGTGGTCCAACCGACCATCCCTCTCTGCCCTGTGTTGATAACTGATCAACGATGCCAGGGGATCACGGATCGGGATCACCGTCGGGTTCACCGTTGCCAACATCACCTGGGTCCGGTTGAGTTTGAACTCCTCACGACCGTCAGCCTTGAGGTGTTCGTGATAGACCATCGAGGGATGCCAGTTGCAGTGGATGACACCCGACTCCATTGGGTGGATGATGCCCTCTTTCTTTTCCAGGGCATCAAAAAGATGTGCGCCGGTGATGAGTCCATCCACACCCTGATGGTCCCTGACCCATGCCAGGGTGGACCACGTTCCGGTGTGATGGTGACTCAGGCAAAAGATCACAAACGGTCCAACCGATCAATCCAACCGTGGACGGGTTTGGTCCAACTCTGACCTGTCTCCATGTGGTGATACCACTCACCCCTCGACTCAGGTGGACACGAGAACTCCCAGAACCTCTTGTCGAAATATCGATTCCAGAACAGGAACGTCTGTTTCCTCAAGACCGTGGACATGAATGTGTTACCGGCAGGGAATCCAATCGTCCCCCGTGACCCACGGATCAGTCCAAACATCTCGTCAATGGTCGTCTCACCACAGAGATCAACCCCACCACATCCTGCTGCCAACATCGAGGGCAGTCCATCTCGGTCCCACTCGGCACCCATGAACACGATCTCGAACCCCTTCTCTTTGATCCTCTTGAGGACACTGACGATCTCGACCGGTTTCAACTGAGACAGCCATCTTTTATACATCCCGTGTTCCACGAAATAGGCAATGACATAATTGCCGAACCGATCCTGGAATTCCCTGGATGCCCTTCTCTCCTGGGAGGAGTGGAACATCTTGGGGAACCACTCTGCACCCCAGGACTTTTCCAAGGCATCGAGGTCGGCACCGAATCTCAGGACCCCGTTGAATGCCAGAAAATAATCACACCCCTGGACGTTGCTGAACAGATAACGACCGTTCCTCATGTAAGCCTCTTGGAACGTCTGGGAGGTCGTCTTGTGGTTGACGTATCCCTTGGCAGATGCCCACGGGATTTTCTGCAACCAGGGCAGTGATCGTTGCCGGTTGTCTGGGTCCGAGACGAACAGGTTGACCGATGTCTCCCCCAACTCTTTCATCAGTCCAGGGAGTTTGACCATTGACCAGTAGGAATCCCCGATCCCAGGTGGGAGGAGAACACTCTTTCTGATCTCAGCAATCTTGCTGCAATAGAATGTGAGTTTGCCCTTGACCGGTTCTGCAAAGTACCGGACCACAAACCCACAACCCCTCAACAGTTCGATCACCTGGTTCTTGGTCAACATCCAAAGATGTTCCGTGAGTTTCCAATGGTGGTCGTGATCGAAGTCTGGAAAGTCCAACATGAACCGTCCAGATGGTTTCAGCATCCGTCGGATCTCGGCCAGGAACCTCCGAGGATCTGGAGTGTGTTCCAGGACATCGTGACAGGTC